ATAAGTTCAGGATGCTTTTTCCAATATGCCCTTCGGCACTCCTCAGAGCAAAATTTCCGTTTCCTTCCTGTATCATTTTTTACAAACTCCTTGTTACACATCAGGCAGTGATTATCATTATCATCTCCCTTTATGTCAATTCCGTACCCTCCCATATTTATTGATTTACAATAATTTCGCACTACATCTCTCGACAACGACAATTCCTTCCCTATGTTTCGATACCCAATTCCTTCCCTTCTCATATGTATTATTTGCTCACGCTGTTCATCTGTCATACTCCTATTAACCTCCTTTTAAAATTCGTATCAAATAAATCACTCTTACCCAACAAAAAAGTCAAGCAATATTCTTTTTTCTTATATATATATGTAAAACACGGCAAGAAACATAAAATGTCCTTGCCGTGCTATCATTTTCTACCTTGCTACTAATGTCTTTTGTTTTCCCAAACCTGTGTATTGGTCGTTCCGTCCTTAAAGTGAAATTCCAAAGTATCCTCAAACACGTTGCAGTATTCCAGCACCTTACTTACCAACTCAATATCTATGACCTTAAGGGGTTTTGCCTTTGTCAATTCCATAAATTGTCTAGCCCTTGTTTTTTCCAATGCGTTTCCATCATTAATCATAATTTTCCACTTTGGCAACAACTCGGCTCTTTTTCCCAATATCTCGTTCCATGCTCTGATAAAGGCATCATGGATTGCTGTTTCCTGAATACCACCTCCCTTGCATCCCAATACACCTTTGGTGCGGTATCTCTCCCCACAATCCCAAATGATAATCTTTCCCCAAGACCTCGTGAGTGTTCTTCTTTGGTAAACGTGTCCGCATTTCATGCAAATCAACTTGCAGGTAAAAGGCTGCGTATTTGCATCAATGCCACTCGACCGCAGTCCATGTTCCTTCCTAAAGAGTTCCCTCCGGGACAGTTCCAATTGTACTGCATCCCATACGTCTTTACTCACGATTGCTTCATGGTCGTTTCGGATATGGTACTGTGGAAGTTGCCCTTCATTTTTTACCGTTTTCTTGGTAAGGAAATCCTCAACAAAAGACTTTTGAAGTATCGCATCCCCCATATGCTTTTCATTTTGAAGCATACGGATAATGGTGCTTGCTGCCCATTTCCCTTTCCCCTGACAAGTAGGTATCCCCTCTGCAGTCAGTTTCCGTGCCATGGTAGCCGTTTCCCAACCGTCAAGGAAGGATTCAAAAATCCACTTCACAACCTTTGCCTGTTCCTCGTTAATGATGAGGTGTCCGTTTTCATCCTTATCGTATCCGTAGAAGTTACCCGTGTCGATATGATAAATTCCCTGTTTGTATAAGGATCGGATGCCCCATGAGGAGTTTTCCGAAATCGACCTGCTCTCGTCCTGTGCCAAAGAAGAAAGGATGGTAAAGAGCAACTCTCCCGTACCATCCATCGTGTTAATGTTTTCCTTCTCAAATTTAATTCCGATTCCGAGGTTCTTCAATTTTCTCGAATAATTAAGGCAATCCTGCGTGTTTCTAGCAAAACGGCTGATTGACTTCGTTATTACAAAATCAATCAGCCCCGCTTCACAATCCGCTATCATTCTGTTAAAATCGTCTCTCTTTTTGGTAGACGTACCGGATATACCTTCATCTGCGTATATTCCGGCCAATTCATAATCAGGATTTTTGCCGATATAGTCGGTGTAATAATTTACCTGATTTTCAAATGAGTTAAGCTGTTCGTCCTGCTCGGTCGATACACGGCAGTAAGCAGCCACACGTATTTTTCTCCGGCTAATGCCTTTGATTTCCGTCCTGCTCTTGGCAGGAATTGCGATTACTTCTCTAACCATATGCACTCTTCCTTTCTATTTTTTATATGGGCAATCCTCGCTCATTTCATATTCTTCCTTTGGATATGCCGTAAACTGTTTCTTGCCCTCTTCATCCAAATATGGAACAATCGTCAGTTTCTCCGTAATCTCACCCCACGGTAGGGCAAGCTCCGCCGGGAAATATATTCCCTTGCACCGTATACCGTCCGAAAACTTCCGTCCGATATTTCTATTGGTGGAACAAATCCAATATTCCACTTCCTTCTCCCATTTGTGGGAAAGAACCTTACCGCAGTATGGGCAGTACAATTTCCCACTCAACGGATAAGTTCCATGCGGATTTCTTCTGACCTCTGGCCTTGGTACATGAGGCCGTATCTGCTGTCCGCCTCTTGGCTTCTTTGGTTTTTCCACCTTTACCTTCTTTGGTTTTGGTATTGGTGTCGGGTCATATGGACACTGCTCCGATGCTTCATATTCCTCCTTGGGGTATGCTGTGAAATGTTGCATACCATATTCATCCAAGTAAGGGACAACCACAATCTCGCCTTCAAATTCTCCCCATGACATTGCTATGGCATTTGGAATCCTTATCCCGTCGCACACTTTCGGATGTACCTTTTGTGCTGTCCTGCAGACCCAAACCTCTCTCCGCCTGTTATTTTCATATCTGTGAATCAGGTATTTACCGCAGTAAGGGCAATGCATTTTCTTACTGAGAGGGTAGGTACTTGCACTGTATGGCTTATCCGTATTGATAGGTTCTTTATTATTCAGTTCATCGTGTCTTGCCTTCAATACTTCCTGTACCCTCTCCCATTGCTCTTTAGTGACAATTGCCGGATGATTATTGGTAATAATCCATTTTTGAACCTGTCCTTTGTTCTTGTGCCGAACCCTCATCGCATCCTGATATGTTTTCTGTAATGTCCGGTTTCCGGTGTAATCGAAATTGTTCAAAACCCTAACTACCGCCGAATCAATCCATTCACATCCGAACCGGGTACGATACCCATTTTCATTTAGATAGGTCTTTATTTTTCCAACCCATACTCCCTGCTCTGCCAAGTCAAACATAAGGCGCACCGCTTCTGCCTCTTGTTCATTAATGACAACCTCATCCTTTTCGTTTTTTGTATATCCGAACATCTTATCAGCTGCCACAACTTCTTTTCCTTCTTCAAACCTTCTGCGAAACATCAACTTCGCATTGTCTGACATTCCCTCGCTCTCTGCCTGTGCAAAAGCTGCCAATATAGTCAGCAACAGTTCTCCATCTCCCGAAAGTGTATTAATATTCTGGAGTTCAAAAAAAATACCGACACCAATGCTTCTAAATTCTCTTGAGAACTTAAGCACGGTCTCGGTATTCCTCGCAAAACGCGATACACTTTTTACAACAATCAAATCTATTTTTCCATTGCGCACATCGGCTATCATGTTTTTAAACCCCGGTCTGCGCTCTTTAAATCCGGATATCCCTTGGTCGGAATAAATACCGACAAACTCCCATTCAGGATTGCTTTCAATGTAGTTCCTATAATACACTGTCTGATTATCCAAGGAGTCTTCCTGCTCCAAAGTATCCGTAGAAACTCTGGCATAAGCGCATACTCGCAGCTTTCTGATTTGCTTTCTGATGGTCGGTTGTATCACTTCAATCTGCATAAATTTTCCTCCTTTCTCTCGTTGTAGTGTCACATATTACCGTACTATTTTCTGATTATCCAGTTATTTATCCGCAAATCTCGGTGTTATTTTTGCATGAATTTTCCTAAGCAAAAAAGAATACCGGGCAGCCAAAACCGCCCGGTAAACCTTTAGCATTTTGTTACATAATCAAGGGAAATCCATCCGGCTCTTGACTTAAGCCGTCCCCATTTGGTAGCACCCTTACCATCCGCTTCTTCAATAATGGTAAAGATACCGACTCCCGTATATCTTCCCGTCTTAGCACAGTCCGTTCCCGGACCTTTACGGATATTCAAATTGGGGACTTTTACCCTGACCTTATATGGCTCGAACTTCTCTTCCACTTCCGTTTCCACAATGTTCTCCAAAATGGTCAGTATCTTACCACCGTACCCTTTTCCGGTAGCCCATCCTTTTCCGTCCGGATTTTCCTTCTGCCCAAGCCACTCCACAAAGGCAGCACAACCTCTTGTCACATAGCGGAACCTGCTGTCCACACAATCATTAACGAGTGCTGTTTCCGATGCGTAAGCCTTTAAGTGCTGAATCTGCGCTCGGATACCGATAAGCGGAGTATCAAAGGAACATCCCTTTTTGCCTCTGCTTGTTACTCCCATACCACAAAAATTATTCTGATCTAATGTCACAGCCGAACCCTCAAATGCAAAATTCCCTGTTTCCAAACAGGACTGTGCAAATGCAATGTCACCTCTGACCCCCTCTGCCTCTCCCTCAATGAGATAAAGCGGAATCATATCAATCACAGATTGAGCCACATTCGGATTCTTTGCCCTGATATAATTTTCCATCTGCTCTACGGTTGCCACCGCAGTTCCCATAATGGAAGTAAGACCGTTTGTGTCATTCTCGACACAACATTCCTTAACATCCTGTCGAAACTGCGCCATGGTCAATCC